ATCTTGTAACCCGCAATTCGCCTCGGTGCCGGCTCCTGGTCCTCCTTCTGAGGCGCAACCGGGAATGTGAGGTCTTTGAGGGCATCGTCCGTGAACTCCACAAGTCGGTCAAGCAATATGATCTTGTTCATGATTAACCTCCAAGAAGTCGCTCAACCTCATGTCTGAGCCGTTCGTCGAATTTCTCCATAGCCTCCGTGCCGAGCTTTTCTTCGATTTCGTCACTGCCGACCATCTGGGGTACAGATAGACCCATTTTCTCAGTGATCTTATCAGCGCCGGTGCTTGTCTCCGCTCCAGTGCGCTCATAAATTCCAGCGTGACCGGACCTAAAGTTTGCAACGAAAGTATCGTCAAGCGCAGTCGGGGATGTAGAATTTAGAACGTGGCCCAGGCCATTGAGGCCAGGATGTCCATGGATGAAACCGTTGGCCGTCTTAAAGACATCCACCTCAGAGCTCCATCCGGGTGATGTTGACGAACCGGAAAACTTCGACAGTGAGATCTTCTTCCCAGCAAATAGGATTTCCGCCTGGACACCATCAGCAAAGGAATACGAAATCTTGGGGCTGCTCTTTGCATCACCGGATGAAACGGCATAGCGCTCCCGGATCGCCTGGGCAGTCTTATTCCTCAGGGTAGATGTAGCACGGGACATGGCGTTTTTCATTGCCTTCTCAATGCCGCCATCTATTCCAGCAAGCAGGATCGCCGCCCTCGCTAGGTTCTTGTCACTGGCATTGTCAATGGTTACGATGCTCATTCAGAGATCGCCTCCAGTTCCACACGGAGCATCCCCATCTCGCACACAGACGATGCGATGTAGTATTCTCGGAAGTAGCCGCTGCCCTCCTGGTCATTGATCTTGATACGAGTCCCCTTCTCTGGCTGGATGCCACGAAGGTCCTCTACAGCACAGTGCAGGGTCGCAGTCACCAAATACAAGCCCTGCACATGGTCACTAACCGTTTGTGTACGGTCCTTCTCTTTGAGGCCAGACATTACCACCGGGATGTCCTCAAAGGTTTCTCCATCATAGATGATCGTTCGGAGTTCACCAAACTTGTCCAGATTCAGAAATACCTTCTTCACGTCCCGTGCGACCTTGTCCTTGAAGCCACTCATGCCTCTGGAACCTCGATTCCAAGTGCAGCATCAGAGGGGTCAGTAACACTGAGCGGGTCATAGCATACCGGCTCTGCGGAAATGGCCGCAATGTATTCATCCCGCTTCTTGCAGCCGGAGACATCTACGCCCATGTTTTCTGCCAAAGCTTTCAGCTCCTCGACCTTCATGCTGCTCAGCTGTTCAGGGTCCAGGTTGCCCACCTCCAGATTGGATGTGTTTACGGTCTCCTCTCCATCAGAAACCGGTTCAGGAGCCGTTGCAACGACTTCCACGGCAACTCCACGCTTTATCAGCCTTGCCGCCTCTGCGTCAGGCAATGTGACTGTGCTGCCTGCATAGATTGGGGTAACGCACTTTGCACCCTCCGGTTTGTGACCGTAGGCACCGGCGATAATCTTGACTGTCATTCAAATCGCTCCTTTCTCCGGCCATCAGACTACATCTTCCGCAAAGATGTAAGGGCAGTAGTTCTTCGGCGCTGCCAGCGGACGAGTTCCGAGGCGCAGCTTTCGGATGTCGTGTTCCTGATCCAGAATGAACTTTGGCACACGCTTCTTTGCGTAGGTTGCAAAGTCGGTGCTGCCGTAGTCGATCTGGGTAATAGAACCATACATCATGTGACCACAGCCAGGAGCTGCAACCATAGCAGCAGTAGCAGGGAAATACTTCTGCTCTGCTCCGGCCTCGTTCATGTAGGTCTCATCCACAGAGATCAGATTCAGCCGGAAGCCGCCAAAGGACAGGGTGCCCATATAAACAACACCGTCATAGGCACTGAGCTCCTGGTCGATGGTGCCAATGATGATGCCGCTGTTCCGGTCCAGGAGCTTCTGCACCTTCTCCATGTTGAGAATGCAGTCTGCCACATCTGTGCCAAGCACAAGATCAGCAGCCGGGAGGCCACGGCGAGAGAGCATCCGGCACATGGCCTTGACATCCCCGAAGAAGTCTCCTTCATCCGCACTCCACTTGTTCGCCACGGTGTAAACGTGGTCGGAAACTGCGCCATCAAAGAACTGCACATGCAGCTGATCACCCTGGGTCTTAGCGTCAACATACTCCTGCATCGTGCAGGCGTTATTGATCATGGTCTCCACGGCCATCCATTCCTCACGGCGTTCGATGCGACGCTCCATGTCGGTCATGTCGTCCAGCTGGAGCCGAGCGGCCCGCTGTGCTGCGTCCATACCAGGGTACAGAGCCTCGCCGAACCCCCGGCGCTTGAGGTCGTCAATGGTCAACAGCCTGGAAAGCGCAATGTAGGCCGGCTGATACTCATGGATCTCGTAGCCGGTCCGAGCCAGGGTGATGTCACCGGCGCGAGGTGCCACAAAAGCCGCCATCATGCGGTCTCCCTTGCGGTACTCAGTCAGTACCTTATCAGCCCCAAAGATGTCGCCGTCTCCGGTAGGAAAATAGCGGTCACGGAAAAATGTCGCACGAGGTACGATTTCTTCGGTGATCGCCAGGAGCATATAGGTGTCAAAAAAATTGAGTTCTGCCATCGTCTTGTCCTCCTTAATCCGCAGGAGCGGCAGCCTTGAATACAATGCCCCGCTTCCGCAGTTCGTCTTTGTCGCTCTCGGTGAGCGCATAACCATCAGCGACGGCGCACTTGTCCGGGTCGAAGCAGCCAGCCGTGTAGACGGTGACTACCACATCGGCACCGGTGCCAACCTCGGTATCGTCACACAGGATGCAGTCAGCTACCGCACTTTCGTCAGCGCTCAGAATGCTCAGAGTGCCAGCCTCGGACTTTGCCAGGATCGTGCCACGCCCCAAGGTAGTAGCCTCGCTGACCTTGCCGATGGTTCCAGCTCTTACCTGAGTGGGTGGAGTGGTGTCGGTAATCAGGCCGTCATACTCCATCTCGCCAATCTTCTTAGAGAGTTCCATTACGCTTCCTCCTTCTTTTTGAGCAGAGCCTGGACATCAGCGCGGGCGCTTGCCATGCGCTGCTCTTTGGTCATGGTCTTTGGATCTTTGTCCTCACCGTTGCTGCCAACAGGGGCCGCTGTGACCTGTGCGCTTCCGGATGCCTTGGCATCATCATCCAGAGCGGTCAGAAAAGACCGTCCCTGCTTGGCTGCTGCCTTTGCAGCCCGGAAAGCAAGCTCCTGGGCCGTACAGGACTGTTCTCCATACTTGGCCGCCTGGACAAGGTCACTCGCAAACAGTCCCGCAACTTCGTCAATCTCCTGTAGGCGGTTCTGCTCCGCTCGGACGGCCTCGTTGACAGCCGTCTGGACATTGACCGAGGTTCTGGCCTGTTCTTCCAGCTGCGCAGTCAGTTCGGGATACTCCTGCCGCAGCTCCTCGATAGTGTTCGCCATGGGATTTCCTCCTTCTTTCACCGGCTGCGCCGGCTGATTTGTATTTGCAGCGCCAGGTTTCGGCCCGGCGTTGACGACTGGAATATTGACGGAGCCTGGGATTCCGTCCTTTCGGCGGCTACTCCACACTGGAGTAGCACCAACATACAGGGTCCGCCTGTCTGCACTAGCTGCCACATCCAGGGCAGACCCTTCCACAAGCTCATCAGCAAAGCCTTTGTCGATGGCCTCCTGCCCGGTTAGGTAGGTTTCCTCTGCCATCATAGACAGCAATTCGTCCGTACTGAGGCCGGTTTTAACTCCAAAGATGCTTGCCTGTGAGCGGTCCACTGCGTCATAGCTGTCAGCAGTCTTTCTAAGGTCGTCCGCATTGCCAACTGCATATGCCCAGCACTTGTGAATCATAATAAGGCTGCCAGGAAACACCTGTACATTGTCACCGGCGCACATGATCAGCGCACCGCCAGACATTGCTATGCCGTCCACAACAACATTGACATGAGCTTTCATGGACTTCAATCTGTTATGAATGGTCATTGCATCATAGGCGTTTCCACCGGCGCTATGGATATGGACCGTGAGCTCGTCCACATCATCCATGGTTTTCAGGTCCTCCATGATCTCACTCAGCACGATATATTGGCCCTCAATTGGTTCCCCAGTCCACCAGTCTGTCGGGCGCTCACTGACGATATTGCCATACAGGGTCAGTTCGGCGCTCCGCCCGGTTCGCTTCATCGTATATGGCTGCACTACGATCTTCCTCCTTCGTCTTCTGCGTCGCCGTCTTCGGCGGTATCTGTTCCGAGCTCCACTTTCACGCTTCCACCGCCAGCCGCATTCAGCAGAGCATTTTCCCGTGCCAGCTGTTCAACATTTTCTTCCCAGTCGCCGCCGGACATTTCCATGCACACCTGCTCATGGGTCTTGATGCCGCGGTCTATCAGGGTGATGGCCGCCTTGGCTTCCTTTAGCGGGTCGAGCTGCCCTTGCACAGGGCCGATCCAGCGTGAACCG